TTTCAATCAATTCATAGATATGTTTGATGCACGTCATTTACTTGGTTTACAAGGTGACTGGGACGACGACAATGTCGAAGGTGAAACTGCAGAACAAAAAGTTGCTAGATTAGGTGCAAGACCTACATCTTATTCTTCTTATTAATCTTCTCCAAGTATTCCGTTAATCCAAGAAGTTAAAAGATATTTCTCACCAGATAGTGGTTGATTTCCTCTGTGCACAAATGGGAAAGCTGCAGGCCATATTACTATTCTTCCTTTTTTAGGTTTTACTCTAACTGATTGATGTAGAAACTCTGTTTCCCCACCTTCTTCAACATCATTTAGATAAACAGCCCACACTAACATTCTTTTCATGAAGTCCATAGTTTTACAACTCCACTCTACATGCCATACATGATAACCCTCTGTTGGATAAGTTTTCTGTATCTTCATGACTGTATATTCGTATCTGTGAAAGTGTTGATTAATGGAAGTGTTTTCCATATATCTTTTTAAAGCTATATCTAAATTAATTAAAAGAGTCTTTGCCTCTTCATAATAAACGTCTACGTTTTCATGGTTTAAAAAAAGAGCTCTATCTTTTTTATGAGTAATAGCAGCTTTTTCTGTTTGGAATCTTTCAAGAGTTTCTCTAAATTTATGTCTCTCCTCAAAAAGTTTAATCATTTTATCACACTCTTTAGGATCTATATAATTATCAAATATTCCTATGAAGTTTTGTATATCAGCTGTTTTTTCCATCTTTTTCTCCTGGATCTGGGTTTCTTACTATTTTAGATCGTTCTGCTTTTTCTTGAAATCTTACTGTATATTTGCCATCATACTTAGCTAATTTTTCATTCCACCACGATGGTTCTTTCACGGTATAATGAGCATTCTTTCCATTTGGTAAAATCTGTGTAGCTGGGTAACAAGTTATTGTTAAAAATATATGTCTACCAGAATTAAATAAATCTTCTAATACTTCATCCACTTTATCTTCTTGCACATGTTCCATTACATCTACACACAATACTAAATCATAATCCATATTTTGTTTTATTGCATACTGCGGAACAGCTGGGTCATATCCTATAATAACTACACCCATTGGAGATCCAGGTACTTTTGGATTATTAAAAAGTATCTTGTGAAACTTTGCTTTACCACATCCATAGTCTAAAATAGACCTTACATTTCTTTCTCTGATTATAGAAAATACTTCATGTTTGTATTCTGCTAAAGCTTCTCCACACCAATTCTCTTGGTTGACTGCATGAAATTTTGTGGCTTCTTTCAATGATTCGTAACTCATATAAATTTACTTTCCGGTTTATGTATATCTTTTATTTGTTTTAATTCAATATAATGTTGATAACATTTTTCAGTGAACTCCGTCAAATACAAAACATCTTTGTAATTCTTGACTTTATAAACATTCATTCCACTATAACCCATTTCTTTTGCTACTTTAAAACGATAATGGCCGCAGTGTATTTCGTATTTTTTATTTTCCTGGTTGTACATGATTATTCCTGGGTATAGGAGTCCGTCTTCTTTCATGTAATTTCTAACATTTTCAAGATGGTCTTCTTTCCAGTCTATTGTGTCTTCCAAATAATCATAATTTATAGAAGTCAAGTATTCAGGAAACCAGATTATTTTAGCTTGTAGAATCATATTTGTGTGACAAAAGCTAAACTATATCTTTTAGCCTCTGTTTTAGGTGTTACTCCTCTGTGATACAAAGTGCTTGGAAAAACAATTGCCTGACTTTCTACTGCTTTTATAAACTTTGTTTCACCATTAATTTTTATTTCTAAGCCTCCATCATTAGAGTTGAGGCTGTATATAAAAGTCCAATAATTATGAGACTCAATATCTATATGAAACTTAGCCTCTGTTATTCCCCTGAAATATATATTGTATAACATTCTATATAAACTAGAAAACTTTTGATCCAGTTTACTTGCAATCATATCATATATAAAAAATCCATACGCGTTTATAACTTCATCACCTTGATCTATAGTTGACATTCCTTCATTATAGGGATTAAACATAACACCAGCATCTCTATTGTAATCAGTTTCTATTTCTTTATCGTAACCAAAAGACCACTTACCATTTGTTTTGAGAAGAGAAAGGAGTCTTTGATTTGTAGCGGATGGAATATTAGTTTCTATTATTTTTAGCATATGCTTTCTTCTTCATTTCTTTTATAAATTTTTTATATTTAGGCGTAGGTTTTTTCCAGGCGTTTTCATTCATACTATCCCCTGCATAATCTGCGTAAGGTCCATTTTTATTTACGTAATGAAAGAAACATTGAGCTACGCCATCTCCTTTAAAACGATCCCTGCCGTGAACAACTTTTGCACCAAAATAAAGAACAGCGTCTCCTTCTTCTAATTCTACCCAAGTTGTATTCATATGAATAGGCCAGTTGTCAGATTTTTTTATACAAATAGATGCACTCACCTCACAGGAGTTTCTGTCCGTATGAGTGTGTAGATCACAGTCATATCCATAGTATCTCCAATACGAATATGTAGGTAAAAGTTCTAAACCTGTTTCTTTTTCCATAACACTTAATTTCTTTTTTAATAATACATTCATCAAAGCATCATTGTAAAATGCAGGCGCTATTGGACATCCAGGATCCGCTGACCAGTTTTCGTCTAAAACTTTATTGAAACAATAAGGCTGTAACAGTTTTAGTTCTTCTTTTGAAAGAAAGTTTTTTACTACTTTAAAATCTTTCATCCTATCCATGCCACCGTAGAGTATCTAGTGCCTTTCGTAATGGGTTCAATTTTATGTGGGTATAAAAAATTGCTTGGAAAAAACACAGCAGAGTTTTTCTTTAAACTAATTCTTTTTAGTTCTTCATTGTTGGTGGGGTGTAAAAATACCAAGTCTCCTCCTTCGTATTTATCATTTAGATTAAGTATAAAACTAATTGAACGACTGGAGGTTGCAAAATAGTCTACGTGTTGTTTGTAGAAAAAACCTTTTTTATATTTTAACAAATCTATCTGCAATATATTATCTAATTTTAGCTCTGGAAATTTCATAGTTACATTTGGTAAAAACATTCTTATTTGATCTCTAATATGATGATGATAGATAATGTCGGATATGGATGTATTATTTAGATGATGACCCAAGACATTTCTAATTTCTGTGTTTTTCATTGAATTATTTGCCGTGCCCACCAACAATTTATTGGTTGCCATTTTATCTGTGTATTTTATTAGGCCTATTCGCAACCTTTCAGGTATAGGTATCTGTATATTTACTATTGCGTCTTCTATATTCATGCTTTAAAATGCTGTATTATTTCAATATATAGAGTTTATATGCTACAAAAATTAAATTTCAAGCCTGGTTTTAACAAGCAAGCAACCGAATCTGGAGCAGAGGGACAATGGACAGATGGTGATTTTGTAAGATTTAGATATGGATTACCTGAAAAAATAGGTGGCTGGAATCAACTTACAACTGGTGATTTAACTTTACCTGGAGCAGCTAGAGCTCAAGTAGCTTTTTCAAGTTTTGCTGGAGAAAAATATACAGCAATTGGAACTTCACAAGGTTTGTTTTTATACTATGGAAATGATTTTTTTGATATCTCTCCATTAGACACAGCCATTACTGGCGGTACTTTAACAACAGTAAACGGATCTGACATTGTAACTATAGACAAAGGTTCTCATGGATTAGAAGTTGGAAGATATGTAACTCTGTCTGGTGTAACTGTTACAGCTGCATCTGATTATACATCTGATGAATTAGAAAAAGCTTATGAAATTTTAACTGTTCCTACAATAGATAAATTTACTGTGCAAGCTGTAAGAGCTGAAGGCGGTGCTGGAATGACAGCAGCTGGTTCTGTAACTGTCAATCCTTATGTAGAAGTTGGACCTACAACACAAACAGTTGGTTTTGGTTGGGGAACATCTACATGGAGCACATCAACATGGGGAACACCGAGAGCAACAAGTTCCGTGATTCTGGATCCAGGCAACTGGAGCCTTGATAACTTTGGTCAAGTATTAGTTGCAACTATATTTAATGGTAGAACATTTACATGGAATGCCGGAGCTACAAATGCTAGAACAATTAGAGCATCTACAACCACTACGAATTTTCAAACTACAAACAATCCTACAAAAAGTAGAATGACATTGGTGTCTGATAGGGATAGACATTTATTTCATTTTGGAACTGAAACAACAATTGGTGATACGTCTACACAAGATCCAATGTTTATAAGATTTTCTAATCAAGAAGATATAAATACATATACACCAACAGCTACAAACACTGCAGGTACATTTAGATTGGATACAGGAAATGAAATAAGAGCAGCTCTTCAAGGTAAAGATTATGTATTCGTCATAACTGATTTAGCTGCATATGTAATTCAGTTTGTTGGACCACCATTTACATTTTCTGTTAGACAGGTTGGTACAAACTGTGGATGTATTAGTCAACACGCCGCCACCTTCTCAAACGGAGCTATATTCTGGATGGGATCAGAGGGAGGCTTTTTTGTATACGACGGAACTGTTAAGTCATTGCCTTCTTTGGTTGAGGATTTTGTATTTAGTACAGACGGAGATAATCTTGGAATTAACTTTGATGCAAGAGATGTAGTATATTCTGCACCAAATAATTTATACACAGAAGTAAATTGGTTTTATCCAAAATCAGGTTCGGGACAAATAGATCGTTGTGTAACTTACAACTGGGCAGAAAAAGTTTGGACAACAAGTTCTTTAGATAGAACAAGTTATGTTGATCAAGGTGTATTTAGTAAACCTTACGCTACAGATTATGATGATACTTTGACTCCAACTTTTCCAGATATTTTAGGTATCACAAATAAATATGGAGCATCTGTTTATTATGAACATGAAACAGGAACTGACCAAGTAAATAGTACAAGCACTGTAGCCATCCCTGCATTTATTAGATCAGGGGATTGGGATATAACAACTAGGAAAAGTGCACTAGGTGACTCGACAGGTGTTGCTGATTTCAGAGGAGATGGTGAGTTCTTTATGGCTGTCAGACGTTTTATACCAGACTTTAAATATCAAACTGGAGATGCAACAATAACTTTGTTTGTTAGTTCTTATCCAGATGATGTAGCAGTTAGTTCACCTCTTGGGCCCTTTACAGTTAAGACAACTACTGATAAGGTAGATACTCGGGCTAGAGGAAGATTAGTTTCAGTTAAAATAGAAAATCTAGGTGAAGGACAAACCTGGAGATATGGAACGTTGAGACTAGATGCTCAACCGGACGGGAGAAGATAATGGATCCATTTTCATTTTTAAAACCTAAAAATACTTTTACAGGTATAGACACCTTAAGAGTAAACCCTTTACAAAATAAATATTATGAAATGATATACCCTGAGTATGGAAGTTCAGATATATACCCTGAGTCTGTAAACGCAGACTCTTTTTACCCA